CATGACCACTTGTTCCATCTGCAAAAGCGAGGTAAAATTTTGCGTCTGTTGCAGAACTTAGGAATGTCACACCATCCTCATCATCTGCTTTAACAACTAATCTATTAGCATAATAATTAAAAGCACTGTCAGCAATTCCTACGTTAGCACCATCTATGGTAACTCTTGATAAATTGCCTGTACCAAAAAATAATTTATCAGCTGCAGCAGTTATATATTCATCTGACACTGAATTAAAAGCAACAACACCATCTTGTGGTAGTATTATGTCATTTGCAAAAGTTGTATTGCCATTAGCTAACGCTGTAATTACAGGTGTGTAATTACTTGCAGTTGTATCAGATCCTGTTCCAACCGCACCATCTACACTAATTTCCAAAGCTGTTGAAACATTTTCCTGCGCACCAATCATCCAATTATAATGATTCCCTGTAGTATGGAAAAATATATTTGGTGAACCATCACTTAATTGTAAATTTCCAGTTGTTGTAAGTAATCCAGAGGCTACGGTTAATAAATCAGTGTCATCAGTGTGACCTATTGTAGTCCCATTTATAATTACATTATCAACTGTTAGTGTTGTAAGGGTGCCTAATGATGTAATATTACTTTGTGCTGCACCAGTTACTGTAGCTGCTGTCCCAGATACGTTACCTGTAACATTACCTGTTAATGGTCCAGCAAAAGCATCGGCTGTAACTGTGCCATCAAAAAATGCATCTTTAAATTCTACAGAAGAAGATCCTAAATCTAAAATATTATTAGCTCCGGGAGTTAAAGCTCCATCTGTTAATATTAATTGTTTTTCATTACCTGCATAAAAATTAATTGTATCTGCAGTTTCAAAATCTATTTTTGTCTGATCATCTTCACCAATTTTAATATCTGTAGCAAGTAAAGATGTAATTGTTGTTTGAGCTGCATTAATTTCAACGTCTATTGTATTATCAGCATCTTGATAAGTTACGGTTACACCTGTTTCTGTATTGCTACTAAACATAGCCCCAGTTGTATCAGATATAACCTCAGCTAAAGTTGTACCATTTACTGTAATTGCATCAGCTTCAAGAGTACCATCAATATCAGCGTCACCAGAAATATCTAAAGAAGCAGCTGTAACATCATTAAAAATAACATTACCTACACTACCACTAAATACTTCACTTGAATTTGTTGCATCTGGTATAAATGTAAAAGCACTAGCACTATCATCAAAACCAAAAAATCCTACTTTAGCAGCAGATCCTGTATGGTATCTAAACTCTACACCTCTATCTTTATTGTCATCACTACCCGGTGCAGTGTCACCTCCAAGAGTTATAATTGGATCATCTATTGTAGTTACCGTACTGTTTACAGTTGTAGTTGTACCATTAACAGTTAAATCACCTCCAACAGTTAATGCTCCTGAAACATCTACTCTTGTAGATGCATTTAAATCTATTATAGGTGCAGTTACATCTAAAGTTGTTCCTGCATTTATTTCTAGATGACCATCAGAAGATGCAAATATTTCTTCTCCACCACCTATATCATGAAACTTAAGTTTTGTAGTAAGTAATAATCCAAGTTCATCTTCAGATGAATCATAAAAAAGACCTTCACCAGCAGTTGCACTAAAAAATCTAACATCAGAACCAGTGTCATCCACACTGGTTGTTAATGTTCCATTTATCTGAACCGCATCTGCAAAAGTTCCAAGTTTATTTTTGTCTAATCTTAATACTTCAGACTTAGTTGTTCCAGATGTTGTTTTAAAAACTAAAGCACCTGCATTTTCACTTGCTGTAAATGTTTCATCGGCAACTGCTTCTATGCTAGCTCCAACAGATATTGTACCACTACCATCTTCTGCACCTAAAAATTCAATAATACCTAACTGATGAGTGTCAGCCATTACAGCACCATCATTGGATATAAGCTGTAATTTTGCTCCTGCAGAAGAACTGCTTGTCGCTGTGCTTGTAAAAAATGCACCACCCCATCCTTTTGCAGCTGTACCTATTCCACCTTCACCATTAGCTCTGGGTACTATATTTTTTGTTGCCATATTTTTTTATTTTATTTAGGTCTTATGTCTCCATCAGGGTCTAACTCATAATACCCTTCTAGTTTTAATGTTGATCCCGGCATAAAATTACCATTATCATCAACATCCCACATTTCATTAAAATCGTGACTTATATCACGAGGTTGTAAATTGTTACTCTCAGTAAGTTCCCACATGTAATCTTCTATTGCAACAGCAGATACAGCAGGAGAAGCAGGTATGTTAAATGTTAGTGTTGGCATTAATATCCTAAGTAAGCAATTACACCACCATCAGCATCAGCATCTATAGTAAAACTATCCCATCGACCAAATATTGTAGCTCCTTTAGGGAATACTGTTAAATTACTATCACCTGCTGCATTAATAATTTGTCCTCCAGATGCACCTGTACCATTAAATGTCGCTGTAGACCCTGCACCTTTTTCATTAGCAGCATCACCCACACAAATACCTGCAGTCCCATCTGTTGGAGAAAGTTCATCAAATGTAGTATCTGCTAAAAATTGTATTGCAATTATTTTACGATCACTTGGAGGAACTACCTGTGTATTAGTGTTTGTAAATACAGATCCATTTTGCCCAAAGTCGTATCCTGTTCCGAAATGTATACTCATTTTGTTTTTGTTTTTTTTGTTTAAACTATGTCACCTAATAAATTATTATCGATTGATTCAAAGTTTTTAGGTGGTTTATCTTTTTTTCTTTGATCAATTAACTCAGACTGTTGAGATGCTTGTATTTTAGTTCTCTCATCTTTACGATCTTCTTTTTGTTTTTCTCTAGAACTTAACCCAACTGTTTCTAATTGTTTTAATTGTAAATCATACTGAAACTTTAATTGCATTAACTCTTTCTTAGCAAATGTTTCTTGCTCCATTTTTTGAGCTTCTAACTGAGCTTTTAACTGTTCAAGTTGAGAGTTTATTTGGACAAGAGATTGTTGCTTTTGAATTTCAGCTTGTGCAGCAACTTGTTGTGCTTGAGCATTTGCGTTTGCTTGAGCTTGTATGTTTTGTTGTTGAGCAAGTTGATCTCTTTGGAACTTCTTCCTTCTTTTAATTTTTAAAAGCTGGTTTGCAAGTTTTGTGTTTTTTATTTGTCTTAAATCTATTGCATCTTCTAAGTCTATACCTTGTTGTGCAATAGCTGCCTGTATATTATTTTCAAACCTTGCCTTCTCCTCCTCATCTGGTTCTAATTCTAAGAATATACCAAAGTCATGTAGATGCAAATTGTGTAACTCATCTAAAGTAGCAACATTATGTACACCTATACTTTGTATGAAGGCTTCCCTTGTTGGTGAATATTCAAGTATGTCTGATATTCTGAGAGATAAACATTCAGCAGTTTCTGCTGTTAAGAATAATCCAGATTGTAATATATGTCTTGTGGCTGTATTAGAGTTTGCTGCTGCAAGTTTTTGAACACCCACTAAAGCATTCTTATCAGGTGTACTGCCATCTCTTGCTTCATTTAATCCAGTAACATCCCTAATCATCTGCAAGTAATAATTATAATTACCTATTAGTGATTGCATTTTAGCTCCACCATTGCCACTTGCTATTTCTTGTATGGGCACCTTACCCGGATTCATATCTCCATCTGAGGTTAAAGATCTACCAACTATACTACCAGTTTGGAAGAACATGTTCAACGCTTCTTGTGGATTGTAATTAGTACCATTACCTAAATCAACCTCTGCTATTCCATCAGCATCAAGATAAACTCCATCAGGCACCATCCTTGACATTACTTGCTGAAGTTTAAGATGAGTTAACTGTATCATGTCAGCAAAACCTGTAATCCTACTAACCAAAGATTCTATCCTACCT